TTTTAACAATCTTCAGTTTAAAATTAGCACCACTCCAGAAATCAAAAACATTTACCTTTTCTTCATCCTGGAATTCTGGTTCAAGTTTAGCCAGAATTTTATCATAAACTTTTTTACCATACTTAAATAGAAACACTTTACCTTCATTTTCTGGGTGAAGTGGATCCTTTACAACGTAAATATTGCTGTAATAACTGAGTTTACGCTTTTGATTACGAACAATATCTTTGATCTTTTGGGGACACTTTTCAAATACACCACCATTCTCAATGACTAGAGAACGATTATATTCAGTTACGGGATCTTTTTTGTTTAGTGTGGTTAGTGAATTTTCAATATACCAACCACCAGGACCTTGGAATCCGTGACTATAAAGTTGAACCCAAGGAAGATCTTCGTTTTCTGGGGGAGGGAGGAATCGGATTACAGCATATCCAGTACCACCCTTATCCATTTCTGGTTTCCAAAAACGTTCATCTACGGTTTTGGAACTTGACATTTTTTCAACTTCTTGAACCAGTTTGCTGGTAAGAGTACCAAGACGTGACTGCTTCTTAAGATCTGCGAATGACATTTTTACCTCTTTTTTTGGCTTGTGTTTGGCTTGTTGGGATTAGCTTTGGTGCGGATTTCCTAGCCGCATAATTATTATAGTAGATCAAAGTCAATCTGTCAAGTCCTCATCAGGGATAATTCCCAAATCGACTTTTAAATTATTAATTAGTTCTGACATACTGTTAAAAATAATATTCATATCCATATCACTGGGAATTCCCAAAGCAACCATTGATTGATTTATTCTTTTTTTCATTAATAGGGCACTGGGATCTTCTGATAAACTAAGTCTAGTATGAAGTATCTTCTGCTTCTCTAATAGTTTTTCCATTATTTGAATATATTTTATCTTCTCATCTCTATCCATATAAGGAATTTTAAACAGCATAGATTGCAAATCTTCTTGGAGAATTGTAATTTCTGCTATTGAAGACCTAACTATTTCCGAATCGAAAAACGTCATAGTACGCAATCTCTTAGTAACTGCTTATATTTAACTTTATCAATAAACACAAAAGGTGAATATTTTTCAATTCTCATAGAAATAAATTTCCAAACAGGGTCTGTCAGACTGGAATCAAAATTTTTTTTATACTGTAAAATCCTATTTAGAATAATTAAGGTTTCTATTGATATCTTTTTTTGCAGAAATTCTTTTATAATCTTAGGATGTTTATTATTCTCAATTCTAAACATTTCATCAAAATTTTCTGCATTAAGTAAAGAAGAAACTTCTTCTTTAAAAATATAAGAAAGTGATTCCCGACGTTTTTTCCATTTTTTATAATTTTCTTCTCCATTTTTTATAATGTCACCAATCCACAAAGATTGTGGATCCTCACAAGAAGAAAAATTAGAGACAAAGAAATCAACTATTTCATCATCTGTTTTATTTCTAGATAATTTTTCAAACCAAAATCGATCTTTTCTATTATAAAATGATTTTAAATTTGCCTTTACTTTTCCATTATACTTATGATAATCATAAGTATCTTTAGTAAAGTGATTTTTTAATGCCAAATAAGTTTTATAGCAATTTAATGGATCCAATTTCAAAATAATAATTTAGCTCTAGATGTTTTTTTAAGAAAATTCAATTCCATTGCTTGGCATTTGATTTTTTCTTTAAGTGGTTTAGATATTAATTTGGGAACAGACTCTAAATCAATCTGATTTTGTTCACAAAAAATAATTATTGCGTCAATGTAATTTATAGAAGAGTCAGAACTAACCAATGTTTCTATTTCTTGAGAGAATTTAGATTGGCAAAAAAACTTTTTGCCAATTGTTTGTTCAAATTCTTTTTCTAGCTGTACTTTATTGTCCATTAATTCTATTAGATTAAGAGGCATTTTAACTCATCAATATTTAAAATTATCATATTACAGGTTTTGATATTAGTCAAGTTTATCAGAGACAAACTTACGAATATATTCCATCAAAAGTTTGATGTATTTTTTGATATCATACTCTTGATAAACAACACACTGCCCGTCTTCACAGGACATAATAATTACAAATTTTTTGACAGACAATCCAGTCAATTCGTGTAGCATACACGCATAAGCAGCACACTGAACAAAATAACCATCAATCCATTCTCTCGGTTTTGGTTTTGCTGAACTTTTAAAGTCTATGATTGCAAGCTCTCCATCAAACTCGGCAACACAATCTACTGTTCCAGCAATACCAAAATAACTACTATAAAGAGATCCCTCAAGAGCATGAATATTATTTATTCGTCTTAATGTGGGGATTGCATTTTCAAATAATGTTTTAGAAAGTTCCTGAACTTCTGGTAGTTCAGGAATATTATAAAGATAATTTTCAATCAAAGAGTGCATATCAGTACCTCTAGAGGTTGCTCTCTTTGTTATCTCATTTGCTTTCTCTACACCGACTCTTTTTCTCCAATTATCAAAAAAATCTTTTTTGTAGTGACTAATGATTGAAGTTATGGAGATTAACTTTTTTATTCCTGTATCAGTAGGAATTTTATAATACCGAATATTTTCTATATTCTCCCTCTCTAGATTGGGAAGTTTTAGTTCAACGTGAGTAAACATTTACAAAAGACCTAAAGTATTTTTTGCGATTAGATATTCTTTAACTAATCCGGATCTAACAACATCATCAATTCCAAACTCAATAAAATCAAATGATGGCATAATCTGTAAGATTTTAACAAAATCATGAATACCATTTCGTTCATTTTGTCTTATCAAATCACTTTGACTAGCATCCCCACAAAACATAATTTTACAGTTTTGTCCGACGCGAGTAATGATTGAATCATTTTCATGACCATTCATATTTTGGAACTCATCAACAATAATAATGGAATCCGTAAAAGTAGTTCCTCTTAAAAATGAACTAGACCAGAATGATATTGTACCTTGGGATTTTAAATTTCCATAGAGCATTTCAAAATCTTCATCCGTTGGTAAACTAAACATATTCTTTACCATATTTTTATAAGGAATTTCAAATAATGCGCTTTTGTCTTCATGATCTCCAGGCATAAATCCAATATCCCTAGTTTGAACCAAAGATCTTACAATATAAATTTTTTCATAAGGAGTTCTTTCGTTAAGAACTTCTTGCAAAGCATTATACAAAACAATAAAGGTTTTTCCAGTTCCAGCAGCACCATATGCTACTAAATGCTTACCATCCTTATACGAATCAAATAATCTAGTTTGATTATCTGTTAAAGGCTCAATATTGAGCATCATATCAATATTGATGGGCTTCTTTCTTCTCATTTGTTTCATAGTCATACCAACACCAATTGGTTGAATTTCGTTTCTTTTTCTTGCCATTTAGATTTTCTTGATTCTACTTTGTGAAGCTGCTGATTTTGATGCCTTACCTAAAACATCATTCCATCCTGGATGCTTATTGACCAGTTTGTCCCTCCACTCACCAACTTCCCCAGGAGAGGGGCAAGTAGAAGGATCACTCCAGTCCCTAGTCCATTCTGGATTATCTTTTTTCCACTGATCCCACTGATGAACACTCATTTCCACTTCTTTTTGCTCACCAGTGGTTTTATTAATGATTGGATAAGTTGCCAAAATGTCACCTCTTTAATTATTTTTTAATATTTATTCTAAACAAATAGAAGGAGCATCATCACATTCCATACAATCAATACACTCATCAATATCTGGATTTGCTTTTAAATATTCTTGAAGTTTTTCTTCTGTGAGAAAAACTTTAAAAATAATACCAGTAAGATGATCTTTTAAGCAGTAAGTTTTCATAGATTATTATGGAGACAATCTAGCTCTATGTAGGCGTTTTTCTTCATAGTATTTCCACACATTTGGTGCCCACTTCTCTAGTTCTGGGGCAATCTGTTCGCAGAGTGCCTGGATTTCAAGTTGAGCATCCATTTTAGCACGAAGATCTAGAATATGAAGAATAGAACGAAGGTTAGCAGAAACAACAAAGTTCTGTCGAATTCCTTGTACTAAACCATCACGTATGTGCTCTTCACACATACCCCTTTCATACTTTGCAGCATACCTCTTACATCCCTCATAGATGAAGTCCAGTTCATCATTATAATCTGCTAGGGTCCATTCATACTTCTTACCTTTACGATTAGTATAATACCCTGGAGGACGAATATAAAATACATCGTCAACTGGAAGTTCATTATTAGCAACTTGAACTACTCGTTTTCCAGTATAACGTTGTGATTGAACATCAAATGTAATACCAGAACGGTGCGTTCTTGCCTGAACCATTACATTATGAACATATCCAGAGACTGAAAATGTAATACCTGGATGCTCTAGAGGGCCATAATGACCACGTTCATTTGCAAGAAGTTGCTCCACAATCCACTCGCCACATTTTTGTGGAGAAGGGATTTCTTGGTCATGAATAGGGATTTCAGAGTAATCACATTTTGCTGCTTGGTAGATAACTTGCTCTGGAATAGGATAGCTTTGGAGTTTTACAACTTGAAGACGGGGATCTAGTTCAAGAAGGTCTTTTGCTTTTACTGGTTTCATAAATTACCTAGGTAGTTTGTTCATTTCAGAGTTACATGTATTACAAAAATAAGAGTATCCACTCTTAAAATATTTAACTATTTGAAAATTATCTTCATTTAGTGAATACTCATTTTTACACCTGGAGCAAATCCTCTGGTTCTTCCCAAAAGTCTCTTTCTTGCTTTCTGAGCTTCTTAAGTTCTTTATAAAGTTTTTTAATTTCTTGATAGGCATCTTCTGGTGTCATTTTATCGGCAATTTCTAAACCAGCAATCAGAGCAACTTTGTCCCCAAATCTTGCTAATGCTCGTTCAAATTCAGTGAGAGTTTCGTACATTATGGTTCCTCATAGTAATCTGGTTCATAGTTAATATTTTCTGGGGTTATTTTTGAAATAATCTCATTTAATCCAATAATATTAGATTCTTCTTCTAGTTCCAGTTTTAGGGACTGAATAAGAAGTTCCATGTTTTTTACAATTAATTTTACCTTTTCCTTGTTCATGGTTGATTAACTCACATCACCATAATAGGAAAAAAGGAGGAGATTGTCAATCCCCTCTCTTGTTAAGTAAAAGAATTTGCTCAAACCATTCTGATAAATGTATTCCATAGCAATGCCAATATTTACATCCTCTATAGGTTAATAAGTAACAAGCAGGTTTTCTACCATCAGGATCTTTTTCATGGTAGTAATCTTCAATCATGCCACTTGTGGCTTTTTAGCCATATTGATTTCAGCAATATGAAGTTTTTTCTGCTTTTTATCTTTATTTTTTAGATATTGAACGAAAGTGATCTGCATAAGGTTGCTCCTTTACTAGATGAGTAAAATTGCGTTCCTTCCCTTTCGGTACTTCCGTCTCTATTCGCTATTCGCAAATAGCAGATGAACGTCAGGTGTATCATACACCAGTATCCTATATATGTCAAATATTATGTATCAAATGATACATTTTTAAAATCTTAAGGGGCAAAAAATTTGCCGGGATTTTTTTCGGGATTTTTTTGATTTTAAAAGTGATTTTGGTTTTATCTCTCAATATAGCTGAGGGTATGATTAGTCGCATAGAGTTGATGAATAATCATATCACACCCAATCTTTGGATTACAATCACCACAAGTATAAACATCTACTGCAGCTTTGCCTTCTTCAGGCCAAGTATGAATGCTGATATGACTTTCGGAGAGTAAGCACAAGACCGTAACTCCTTGTGGGTCAAACTTTTTATAGATGGTTTGGCATACTGTTGCCCCACTTGCTGAAGCAGCGTTCTCCAGCAAGTCAATAAGAAGGTGCTCATCGTTTAGAAGAACGAATGAGCACCCGTATAAGTTAAGTAAATAATGCTTACCCATTTTCGTTATTATACAGGATTATCTTTGATTTCGTTAACAAGTTCTGATACGATTCGTTCAGTTCCATCCATAGTTTTAATCTGATATAAAGATGATTTCATATATTTCTTTATTCCTTTATATTTCTTAAGAAGATTATCAAGTTCATCTTGATTAATCTTTACTTTTAGGTTTTTATTACCAAATCCGTTAGTCATTTTTCTCCTTTTTTTCCGGAAGGTTTTTTATTACCCCATAATCTGGGGTTCGATCTACCATAACCAAAATCAATTCTTTGAACAGATCCTGGTCCATAGGTGTCATAATAAAAATCAAATAGATTTACTTTTTTCCCTCTAGTTAAATCTTTTCTTAAAACATTATCAACAACATAATAAATGATGTATGCATCGGATGGATAAGATTTGTCATTCATCTGCTCCAAAGATGCATTTTCTAGTAATAGTTCACAAGAATATGAAACAGCTAGATTTTTTTTCTCCTCAATTGATAGTCCATTCATAGTTTCTCCTCTTATGATCTACCACCCCATTGAACATCTGGAAATGCTTCTTTTACAACTTCAAATGATACTTTGTATTTATCATTAAGTCTTTTATCCTTTACAAGACACATTAGTTCTGCTTCAAGTGGATGAAGACCTGAAAGCATATTAATAAACATCGTCTCTTTTCTCAATTGAGAAATCTCATTATTCCCACCTTTCACATAATTGTAAAAGTTCACATATTCTTTACGAATAGAAGTTTTATTCTTTTCATTAGCAAACTCTTCTGTCCCATAGTATCCAGTTGTTTTCAATCCATCATTTCTTGCCTTAGATTCAATCAAATCTGTGAGGTTACCTCCAAGAGAAGTTTGCCCGTCAGCATCGGCATATGGAACTGGTCCATCAGGCAAAGCACTAATAACACTCTCATCAAAATTCATAATCATAATGGTAACGAGACCATTATTACGATATTTTTTAAGAACTTCAACCTTTCTAGAGTTAGATCTTTGCTTAGATACTAACTCTAAAATTTCATGTTGAAACGGATTTGGTTGAAGTTCTGGAATAGGTTTTTCAACTCTAGTTTTTGTTGCAGCCATAATTTTTATAGTATTAAATTAATTAACTTTCTTCTTGTTCATCATCAAAAAATCCTTCCTCAAATCTTACGGCAAGGACTTCATCGGGAATTATATTACCGGAAGAATCAAACATCTCTGGATGAAGATTCAAAGGGCTCATCTCTATAACATGCCTATTGACTAACCATCCAATTATAGCACCGACCATAAAGAACAATACAATAAACAAAGAAGTAAATAGTACTAATACTGGTGTTTCCATTTTTATCTCTCCTGAGAGTTTGCTTTAATATCTAAAAAAATATTAAATTCAAAATGAATCTCTTTCTTTAAAAAAGAAATAATTTTTCCGAATTTTATTTCAAAAGTTTTTGGACTTTTTAAAGATACCTCCTTAGTACTATTTTTTCTCAACATTAATTCAAATCCTCGATTAATGTCAATCTCTAATTTATTTAGATCATCACCGCTTCCTTCTTTTTTGTTTTTCATTTAAATACTTTAAAGAATCTTCTAACATTTGATGAAGATAGTTCCTAATTTTTCTTGCCTCTGGCTTTGGTATATGCCCATATGCTTCACGAAGTTGTTTATGTAGATTATCAGATCCACCTTCAATATA